CTCGTGGAGGCATGACAAACTCACGATCCTCACACTCAATCTCTCCCACATCCACGTCGTACAGCTTCTTGATGTACCCAATGGTTTCTGGAAATGAAACTGACTGCCCTTGGTTGACAGACAAAACGCCTCTCACAAAGCTAAGCATCCCTTTGTGCTCATCATGACAGCTTCTCGTCCAACATTTCCAAATACCCCTTGAGAGAGATATCGAAGCACTTCTAGCATCGCTACTACAATGGATAGGGCACGGCATGAACACTGTGTCACCTTGATAATAGTGATCTATACCCAAATCATGCAACAGTTCTTCTGAGTGTTCGCAAATATGATCGCTCAAAGCTGCTAAACTATTCTGTGAGATCAGTTTCACCATCTAGTGTTTCCTCATTAAAAGGCAGTTCCGCCCCCTCAATAGCACCATCAATGTTGGGATTAGCTCTCATTTCATCGCGTGTGCGAAGCTCTTTAATCCTAGCATGAGAGCCGCCCATGTTGATATTTATGTAGTTACCATCTTCCATTCCCGGACCATGTCTACATACCAGAGGCACAAGTTTCCTGTTACCTGCCGCTGGACCGTCTTCAGCGAGTTCCTCCGGAGACTTTAGCTTGAAGATGCTAAATGAGGTGCATAGCCAAACAAGCCTGTCAGAGCCACTCACAGCGTCTGTAGACTCCTTGGTGATACCTTCTCTATTCAGCTGCACAAACGCCACACAAGCAAAGTCGTATTTTACAGAGAGGTTGTGGAGTGCGGTGATCTGGAAGCCCAAAGCTTGGAATTCCTGAATGTTGTTGCTAATAGAAGAGGAACTCATGAGTTTTAGGTAGTCATAGACTACAACGCAGTCGTTGGTTCTACCATTCTCATCCGTACCCACATCATGTAGAACCCACCGTTTGATAATGTTGAGAATCTTATCTATAGACTGACCAGCCACACTCGCGTAGGTGTATGGCATCGCTTTGATCTCTTCTACAGCTTCCATTACGGCAATGTTCTGCTCTGGATCAGTCATGAACTTAGCAGTGGCGACATCGTTAATTGGAACGCCGCTAATATTAGCTATCAGTCTGTTGAAATGGTCTTCTTTAGACATTTCTGTGTCAAGCATGAGGGCGGGAATCCCATTCTTACACACGTTTATGGCGATATTGTCTCCAAACACGCTCTTACCAACCTTTGGACGTGCAGACACCAAATCGACGCATTTTCTACGCAGACCACCACCAATAGCGGCGTCGAATCTTGGCAAGCCAGAAGAGATACCAATCTGATCACACTGGTTCTCCTTAATGTACTCAATATAGTCATCGAGTCCTTCTCCAATCAACTCTGTTTGTTTAGAGGGATCGTCTTCTTGCAGTAGGTCCACTAATGGGACTTCTGCGATTGCTAGAATTTCATCAATCGTCTCGTCTCCACGTAAATTGTTCACGTCGAGAGCGATACGGCTAGAGATTTTTACCATCTTCCTAGCCAGCTCAAACTTCTTGATCTGAGCGGCAAAGTTCATCAGGTTATCTTGACGCACATGTGATTCCATGAGCATCTCAATATGACTACCCATGCCATCAGTGGTAAGATGTTTCTCAATACCCAACTGGTTTGCTGCTGACATCACGCTTGGTAGGTCTACTTGCACCGCAGTTTGAAACGCCTTCTCCAAAGCCCTGTATAGGAACTTGTTTCTCTTACTAGAAAAGGTCTCACAATCAATTACGTCACATAGCTCTACGTAAGCATCTACTCCATGTTCGAACATAGCGGTGAGGATCGCGTTCTCAGCCTCAATGTCGGACAACTTATCTTCTCGCTCCTGCACATCTGTCACACTTATGGTACTCCCCGTACACTACCGTACTGCTCACTCTACAAATTGTCCCACATCCGGAACATGCCATATCAACCATTTGAGCTGGCGGTCTCTTCTTCGTCTTTTCCACATCAGGCGTTTCTACGTCTGTGTGCTCCAGTTTGTCGTCCACCCAAGTATTCTTACCCGCCTTGATAGTGGTCTTCGCAGTCACCCCTTGATTAGACCCGTTATCTCGATTAACAGTGAAGTCGTCGTTCACCGTGACTACGGGAACGTCTGCAAAGTGAGATAGAGGTGGGATTGTGCTGACTTCATTCTCTGGTTCATCTGTTAGATCAGCTGTAAGCTTGGCGATCAACGCCCTCTTCTGTGCTGGACTTAGTGAGTCCATAAATGGATCTGACATTAGTATCTTTTCCCTTTCTCCATAAGGCAATCGGCCTTTTTCTTTAGTAAGTATTCTTTGTGTTTCAACGCATCTCGTCTGGCTTCCGCCGTCGTTAGCCATTCCCTCACCTTGTAAACAACCTCGTTGTCTACCGCTAGGCGAGCTATCTTCATCTCCATGCGATTGTAGCTGGATTCATAGAAATCGTCACGCTCTCTGGAGACCATGAGATTCAGAGCACTGGTACACCAGCTACATACCATAGCTTGCTTGTTCATTTCAGACAACACATTGTCGCAGTATTGGTAGAGCGTGTAGGCACAGGCGAAGCATTGTTCCTGCGTGAGTTCCAGCAGCTCGTCATACGTGTAGCTGTCGATTTCCATCGCTTCTTCAGTGTGTTCTGTGATATCCGAAGGTCTGACATTTTTCAACGTCAAGTAGTCGTCAATCCTACCCAGAAAGAGTTCTAGACGCTCTTGGGCTGTTGGTCCTATTTCGTGTTCAGTCAAGTTGACTCTCCCAATCTTCATCTGTGTCTGAGAATTTGAATACATAGAGGTTGAGGGCGTTCAATTCACACCACTGCTCTTTGAGCGAGTCACGTTTCAAGTGTGCTCTCCAGCCAACTTTGTCCTTGTGGAAGTACGTATTGTACTCATAGTGCTGTTGACCATGAACCTCTACTGCTATGTCCAATCTTGGTATGAAGAAGTCAAGAAACAGGGCGGATTTTAACGCTGGGTTTCTCGACCCCGGCAACTTGACTTCCTCATAGATCAGATAGCCAGCATACTTCCTATGAAGTATCGCTCTGGCTCGTAGGTGGAATTTTGATCTGGGTCTACTATCATTGTGTGCGACAGCGTATTTGTCGAGATTGATGTTGTATTCCCTATCATTAAGACCCAATACTTTCAAAACAGTTCTTCCACCTTTTCCGATAGATAATCAACAAGCTCGGGATTGTCGTTGATAAGATCCATTAGTGGATCGTCTCCTTGTCTGCGGAAGAATTTCTCTACCGCCTCTTTATCGGTTGCGTCCACTTCGTGTCTATCTAGCACTGCTTTAACCCTTGGGTCTTCCACATCGTTAACCGCAGCAATGATAGTAAACCAAGAGCCAGCTACTTTGATCAGTGTTAGCTCTCTAGCAATGTCGGCTATCTCTTTAGCTTCATCAATACCAATACCGTATCGAATATAGCTAGCCGCTAGGCTGTTGGGAGTTCCACCAGAGGCAGAGGTGATGATCTTCCAGTTAGCAACCTGACCGATGTGCTCTCCACCATCTCCGTCATCTTCGTTCTTCTTCTTGCCGCCCTTGACCCACTTGCCACGGTGAGTGATCATCATGTTAGTACCAGCTTGGTATTGTACCATGTTCCCAGAGTCAGCCATTTTCTTAGCTGCGAACATGCTACCGCCAGTGTTGGCAATGTTATGCAGGATGAAGATGACAATAGCCTTGTTTCTGGTAACATCTCCACTTACACGTTTTAGGAACATAGCCATCAATCTTGGTAGGTTGTTCCTCACTCCAGCTCTGATTTCACCTTCCAGCTCAGCTTGCGGTAACATGCTGGAAACAGAATCTACGATAGCTACCACACCCGGCTCGGACTTGATATAAGTCTCTAGCGTGTTCAGGTACTCTTCCGCACTGATTAGTGGTTTTGATTCTGTGGTCTGAACGACCTTGATCTTGGATGCGTCCAGCCCGTTGATACCAGTGAAGTTTTCCTTTACCAAACGACCCTCTGTGTTGAAGTACACAATGGGTTTCCCTAGCTTCTGACACTTAGCAGCGAAGTGTAGCGACGAAACCGTATTATGTGTGACAGTAAACCCATTTGTTAGATATAGATGATCCTCGTGATCAATTTCTATACATTGACTTTCTTCTTTTCTTACTTTTTCAATCTTAGTTATTAATCTACACTTGTCTGGCTTTTTTCTGTCTGAGTGCGTTTTCTTTCTAGCTAAACTAAACAGGTTAGAAATATTAGCTCCAGAAATATGAAGCCTGAATGAAGGAAATTCTTTTCCATTACACCTAGTAGTCCTTTGCTTTGTCGTAACGTGGTATCCTAGAGACTGAAGTAATTCAGCCACGTCTTTAGACAGAGCTTCAGATACAGTTGTGTATTCAGCGGTTATACCTTTATCATTGTAGCCATCTGTATCCATTAAACCTCTAGCTAGTTCTAGCCTGTCGCCTACAGAAGAGTAATTATAGTCATAGGGTATGAATTTCGTGTGCGAGGTCTTTCCGAATAGTCCCAAATTTCTTAATTCTGAAGTAAGTTGGTTGTCACCATTTTTATTATCAGGATGAGACAAAACATAATCGTAATTACCATCATGTCTACAGTTAAGCCCTATTTGTTCACAGTACTCTTCAAAGGCTCTTACGATGCTCGCGTCTGCGGAAGAAATTTTAGGGCAACTTTGAGATATACTCCCATCTCCTAGTAAACAACCCATTATGTACGCGGGGATCACCAGATGTCTTTTAGAGAATGACGCGGGAGCAGTCAGTGGGATTTTCCATTTTGGTCTATCACTGTAATATATACCTTGGTTCATTATATCCCGTAGAGTAAGGATTTCCCAATCTTTATGTCTACCATGATAGTTTTTCTGAACCTTCCATAAATGATCAACGCCACATTCTACAAAAGTTCCATCGCTTAAAGTCAGTTTATAAACATCTTTGACTCCTTGTGGATAAACCCCAATAACTCGTGCTGAACGTCCATCTGGAGTACAGACGAAGTCTTCTTCTTTGATATCCCCCATTTTCTTAGGTCCAAACGTGGTATAAACCGTAGCACTTATCGGCTGTTCTTTCCCTGTCTTCGGATCGCCAGACATTACCACGCAGCTACCTTCGCGTAGCCCTCCACCTAACGCCATGTTTAACGCTGGAGAGAATCCGATAATATCTAGGTCCGTAAGATCGTCAAGAACCTTATCTCCCGACTCCACGATATCTCCGTATTGTGAACACACTCTATTGCTCACCTCGTCGTCTGCGAACTTTTCAACCTTCTTCTTTGCTGTCTTCTTTACTGTCTTCGGTTTTGCTTTTGCCACGTTTCTCAATCTCCCTTAATTTGCTGAGACCACTCTTTTTACCAAACTTCTTCTTTGATGTCTTAGCGTTTTCGATTACGTCTAAGACCTGTACTTCTTTTGCTGCTTGAGCCTTAATGATCTCATGATACTTACGCACTATTCCCTCAGCACGAGGGGAGTTTAGCGAGAAGGTTCGCGAGAACTCAGGTGACGACACCGCCTTGACAAGAGCCTCTTCAGAGAACTTTTTGATGAACTTTCTTGCAAGTATTACCTGCTTTTTGAAAGTCCAATCCCAAGGTTTAATGTTCCAGAACTTATAGGGCAAAGCCCCCTTATTCTGGTTCTGAGCGTTGTTAGCACATAGCATTTCTGCTACATAAGCTGCACATGTGCAATAGTCTCCAGTAGACTTATGCTTGTATTTACTCTTTTCTGTTCTCGCTCTCTTTTTCATAGATAATAGCCTCTGCAAAACATCTGCTAATGGGGTCAATTGAGCTATCTTCAAGTACTAATTCTGGTAGAGAGTATCGACTCTTCGACACTTTATCTCCACGTACTAATCCAACTGTTAAGCAGTCTCTGCTGAACACATCTGTGATACCAACAAGAGCCTTAACGAGATATACGCCATCGCAATCTTCAATGGGTATGTCTACAATGTGAGAGCGGAACTGGAGCTGGAGCGTTTTAACTCCAACCCCAGCTTTTTTCAGCCCTAGCCACACTTTGTGATCATGGAAGTAGTGCCATTCGCCGTCAAGCGTTTGACACTTAATCCACGTCGCATCTTTGTTTGACCTATAAAGGTCAAGCCACTTAGTCATTCGCGGGAGCCTTGTTAGGAGTAAACACGCGAGTCTTGTATCTCGAAGAAGCTCTCGGGTCTGGCTTGTTCTTCAATACTTCTTCCGCCATTTCTTCAGCCGCCTGCGTCATCACTACAGCACCGTCCTTCTTTCCCATCATGGACAGGGAGTTGGCGATGTGAGGTGGGTTGTTGATCTTAGCGACTTCTTCCACATACTTGGTAATCTGCTTCTTACCACGGTCCAAATCTCGACACAGCTGCTCGACACTAATATCCTTGTGCTTGCTGTCAAGATAAAATTTCTCAGTCTTGCTTAGTGGTCCACTTCTACTCATTAATCGCTCCTCTTTGTGCTCTAGATAGGTAAACTGGATTGTTGGTCTGTAGATAAAGCGTATAGAAATCATACGTGTTTTTATCTACAACTCGGAAAGTTGTATCAACCCAAAAATCTCTGTTGCTATACACTCCGATTGGGTCATACAGAATGCCTGCGTAGAATCTCACATAGTAGAGAGTACGCCCCTCGCCTACTACCGCTTTTGCGAATGCTTTCTCTTTTTCACCTTCTACTTCCTGACCACTCTTATTCAGTTTGATTGTGATCTGCTTTTTGTCTTCAACAAAAGTGCCCTCATTGACGAATTTCATTTTCTGCCTTCCATTATGTAACGGGTTTTTTGATTAGATGACATCTTGTTGATGTCCTGCGGTGAAGCTCCACCAAGCTT